AAGTTTGGTCACAACTAAACCAAGAATTTAACGCATTCTCTATTCTACCTAAGAAACCTTGGGACAGAAGTGGATGGAGAGTAGTTACTGCAAAACCATCTAAGACAGTTGGTGGAGGAATTGCAGAGAACGGTACACTACCTGACACAACAAAGCCTACATTCCAAAATGTTGCAGCAAAACCAAAGACTGTTGCTCACTCATTCGACATGAGCGAAGTAGCAATCTTCCTAAACGACAAAGATGACGGTCTTGGTGACATTCGCTCAGTCTTGAAAGAAGAAATGGGTAAGCACCACGCAGAGCACATTAACGACATGTTGACCGAAGATGTAACCACTGTTGCAGGAAACGATATTGAATCCCTTGACAGAATTACTACTGGTAACAACAGCATGACTTCCGGTACTCACTACGATACCAACGATGAAGACTTGTACTCTATCGACCGAAGTGCAAACACATGGGCATTTGCAGAAGATTCTGCTGACAGCAGTTCTAATAACAGAACTCTATCACTTGACCACCTAGATGAGTTGTTCAGACTTATTTGGGAGCGTGGAGGAAATCCAAAGGTTATGCTAACAGGATATGACACTTTGATGAGAATCCAACAATTACTACAAGCACAACAGAGGTTCATGGAAGAAAAGAGAGTTGTTCCAACCTTTAACGGTGTAAAAGGTGTACCGGGTGTTGAGGCAGGATTTATTGTCGCAACTTACAACGGAGTACCAATCATTCCAACTAAGGAGATGGCATCTGACGGAATTAGCAGAATTTACATGCTCGACACAGATTATGTCTACTTCTCTACAGCAAAGCCAACACAGTACTTTGAAAGTGGTATTGAAACTGGTGACCCATTCGCTATTAACAGACTAGGACAGGAAGGACTTTACCGTACAATGGGTGAAGTTTGGACAACATTCTTTGGAGGCCAAGGTTCTATCCGTGACCTACAGTAAGGTTAATGGTGACAAATATAGGAGATGATGATAAATGACAACACGAACAGAAACACACAAAGGTTTGACAATTTCTTACGATGACGGCGACTTTACCAATGGTACAGTTGATGTTCTCTTAGACCTTGACTTAAGAACAGGAACACCAGTGGATGAAACTGGCTGGTTGAGTGGTAACTCCGGTGGCTCTTACCCCGGTAGTCTTACTGGATTCAATGCAAGTAACGCTGACGGTAACGCAGTCGGTGGTATGAGATTGGTAACAATTGCTTTTACTCTAGCAGACGCTGCTGAACAGACAATGACTATTAGTGCAGGCGCATCAAAGATAATAGGTATTATTGGCTCAACATTCGCAGTTGCAGACAAAACTCTATCTTTTACTTTTACTAACACTGGAAACGCTCCAGCGGCTAAGACTGGTGGTTCACTACCAGCAATAGTTGCTCATGGTGAAGCGGCTGGTGCAGGAACAGTAACTGTGCTTTTGCTTAACTGAGGTGAGTAGCCTTGCCAATAGTTACATACATTGGAGGCACTGCTTATCGTAAGAAGCCTGATGGTAGTAAAAGGGTTTGGCCTAAAAATGTACCAGTAGAAGTTAGTCAGGAATGGCTTGACCAATACAGAGTGCATATATGTGGTAACCCTACTGCTTTCAGAGTGGAAGAAGATGGCGGCGTCACTTTTGATGAAGGTAATGACGGGCTTCCTGACGCTGGTTGGACAAAGAAAGACATATCTGCATGGTTGAAAGCAAAAGGTGTACAGTTTGGTGGTTATGCTACAAAGGCAAAACTACTCACACTTGTAGAGGAAACACTAAATCCTCCAACACCCCAGCCTGAACCAGTAGTAGTTGAAGAACCAGTAGTGGAAGAGGCTACACTAACAGAACAAAATATAGGAGATGAATAAATATGGCAGTAACAATAGACCCAAGACCAACATACTTTGGAGACAGAATGATAGTAACAGGCTCGTACACAGCAGGAACAACCTCAATAGATTTGAGTTCCCTGTTGAGTAAAATTGACTTTGCTAATGTAATTCCGACAGGCCAAACAGACCTTGCTGTTTCACCTAGTGACGATGGTAGCGATGCTGACACTATCGGAGGCGTCCAAATAGCGGACCAGTGTATATTCTCAGGCACTACGATAACAGTTCTCAAATCAGGAGGAGCAGGTGCTGGTACACAGCCGGGCACATTCTTCGTAATAGGTCGCCGATGAGGTGGCTTAAATGGGAAGTGCAAGTTTAGGTAATCTAAAGTCAAAGGTTGTTGGACCATTAGCACCTGCTGACTTTTCAGGTGCTACGGCGATACAGACTGCACTAGATGCAGGGTTTGACGCAGTGACAGACGCTAACTCAGCCGACACTATCGTTGGACTTGAAATGCTCAATGTCTTAGGAAACGCTTATTTGGTAATCATATACAAAGCGTAAACGGGATGAGTATGGACACCTTTGGCAGCCTTGGACTTGACGACATAAAGAGACTACAAAAGCGTGGTATTCGACTTAACGAGTCATACGGTGCTTCGGTTAGAACCGATGAGGATAATCCCTTAGCGGGTGTTACCCTAAAACAGCGTAACCGTAATAAGAATGCAGGTGATGTTCTTAACATAGGCTCAGGTACGAGATGTAAGCATTGTGGAATGCTTTATTTCTGCTGGGTAGATAAATGCAGAACTTGCAATAAGAAAATGGAATTTAACCTCGGACAAAAGGAATGAGGAGGATGAGTTATGCCAGCAGTATTTTCACCCGGAGAAGCAGAAACTCGACCTGTAGACCCTGACGCTATCGTATACACGACAGGCGACAAGGTGGGAGAACTGCTGGGAATTGCTCCGGGCGAGCCTGTGCTTGCTGCTGCCAATTCTTCTGCAACAGGTTTCTATATTACAGGTACAGATTTAAGAGAGCATGGTTTTGAAAAGGATGATTCAATCTTTGTATTTAGTGACCTATATCCTCTTGGTGAAACATTTACCATTGGTACTCCAGTTGTAGAAGATGTAAGTGGCACTAAGTATGTTAAGTTACCAGTTACACTCGACTCAGGTGCAGCGGGAACAAATGACGCCTTTGCTAGTTATACCACTGCTGCTAACACTGAAATACAAAACAAGACTGTCTTCACTAATGGTAAAAAGAGAGGAGTAACCAAAGATATTGTTAACAAACATATCAGAAGAATACAAGATAGAATTGACAACTATACTCATAATGCTTGGAGACCCTATCTTGTAAGTGCAGAGTATCTTAACTTTGACACTTACAAACCTTATCGAAGGCGATATTATACTGATTATGTCGGTACTACCCCCCTATTGTTTAGGAATGTCCAGCAAATTCTAAGAATTGAAATGTGGCAAGGTCAAGACTATAGAGAGATATGCGGAGCGGAGGCTCGTATACAATTACCTGATGACTTATCAACTACTGATGGTAACATAGCAATCTCGCCCGGTAACGGTAGTGCTGCATTACTTTCAATAGGGACTTCTTCAACCACTTGGAGGAAAGACTTCGATAAGGTCACTGCTGCTCAGAATCTTGCAGACTTAATCAACAAAGAAGACAGGGTTAACAAAGCGGCTGTAGAATTCAGCCCAGCGTTTACTTTGGAAGGCTCTACATCAAATATAGCAGTTCATAATGAATTCCTTGCATCTGCTAATTCTGATTACGGCAATGGTAAATTAAAAGTTACAAGCATGAGGCAAACTAAAGGTGGAGAAACTTGTTCTATAGTGGCATCTAGTGGTATCGCTCTGTCACAGACTAAGACTGCAACCGCTACATTTGCTAGCCTCGCCTCTGATGATATTACGGTAGATAGTACAGAAGGCTTCCTAAACTCAGGTGTATGTATAGATGCTAGCGGAGACATATTTAGATATGAAAGTAAAGATGCTACTAGATTTATAACCTGTACTGCTGTTACTGGTAGTCTAGGTGCAGTAACAGGGACAATCACTCAACATATATTCCAATTAGATTTACAGGCTGGCTCTACAAGTGGTGACCAAGCAAGACTCAAGGATTGGTGGCTTGACCATGAGATGGGAATAATTTATTTCAATAACTCTTATCCTTTCTTTGAATATAACTCTGTCAAGGTTTCCTACATTTACGGAGAGCGTTATCTTGAGAAAGCCATTGAAGAAGCGGCCACTAAACTTGTAGCAAGTGAATTGTTAATGTCTGACGACCGTAGTGTGCTAATACCCGAAGGAACTCAAAACATTGACCTTGGTTCTAAAGCACAACTATTCCGCAGAGAAGCAATGGATATATTGTCTCGCTACAAGGAAGTGGTGGTATTCTCATGACGGCCGATTTTAAAGAGCCACTTGATACAGTCATTGACATTCTAAAGGCTGACTTTGACGCAGTAGCAAAGACAGGTTGGAACAGGGCTAATACAGATAACATCAAGCCAATTATACTTGACATTGCTAGTGATGGACCTGAAAGAGGTAAGCGTCTTGATTTACAGCGCCACGATTACATACTGTGTTACGAGACTGCTTTAAATGAAGAAGTTCCTGATTTGCTGTACAATTTCGTTACAACTCGTGTAAATATTACCGTAGACATGAGGACTACAAGAGGGCGTAGCCGTCTGAGGAAAATGGAAAATGAAATGAGGAGAATTATTCATGTCAATAGAAAAGGAGACGGTGCTAATTTTGACCGCATGATTCTCAAGGTAAGAACTGATTTGAGCGACAGAACCAAAAAGTTGTTCCGACACACCTTCCAAGTAGAGGTAGTAATACTAGCGGAGTTGATACCATGAGTGGATTTGGTGCACATTACAAAGGTGATGTATCTGAGGTCACCATGGGTCACGAAAGTGGCTTGTTGATTGAGCACGACCAACCTCGTACTTGGAGAGCGACAGATAATACGGATTTCACTACTATTCAATTCAGAGGCACTGGTGCGATAGGTAGCACAAGTATTTTTGAAAATGCATTACCTATACTAAAATATCCTCTCGGTATGTTGATTGGTCAGAAAATGACATTCCATTCCGTAGCCAGTGGTACTAACAACTTTGCTGACTACTATAACGATTCTTTCAAAAGCAGAGTTTACACAATAGTAGACCACACGGTAGAAAGTAACGCAGATGGTAACAACGCTACATTTATCAAAGTAGTACCAGCCCTTAACTTTCCAGTAGGTACTACAACAATAGATAGTGCAACAGGTGATGCTATATTTTTACATTCTACAGGACTACCTACTTTACAAGGTGATGACAACTTTGTCATGAACACAGCGGCAGCCTCTTCTAAAGAAGTCAGTATGATTGACCAGTTTGTAGGACTGGCTAGTTTTATGACTTTACCTGATACTAAGGTAGACTTGCATAGTTACCATGTTGTAGGGCTAGGTCGACAAGTTGCAGTTCAACAAACGGGTCAGGTTCATCATATGGGTGGTTCACTTGAGATGCCTCTTCATAATCCAAGATGGTTATATTACAGCCTCGGAAGAGAAGTAGTTAGCAAAGACAAGTGTGGTGCAATACCCCACGCTACAAGTCCAGTTCCTACTATATACGCTAATGTCGCACCGGGTCAAAGTCATATCGATGTGACTAGCAGTCAAAGTGGTAGTGTAAGATTTGGCTCGTCAAGTGATGCAGCAGTAGGTGATTACTTACTTATCAAAGACACCACTCTTGCACCTACTACTACTTACAAGACTCCTCAAAAGTCAACCGATAAATACTGGCCTTCTGAATCATCCGGCTCTAACTTAGCAAGTGATGCCGCTCACTTTGAATGGACAGAGACTAGTGAATGTAGAAGAATAAGTGCAATTGAAGGACTTGGTAGTAGCAGATTTAGATTGTACTTAGACGACCCTGTTCAGTTTCAGCATACTACAAGCGATACTCTTGAACTAAGGCATTATCGTGATGATGGCTCTAACGGTAGTCCGAATGTAAATACTACTCGTACAATCACTAATCATGTCCACCGGTTACTATTTTCTGCTGAAACCATACCTAGTTTTTCTTTAGAGCACAGCGTTAGAACGAGAGACCTAGGTTCTTTCAACGCTACGGCAGAATCGACAGTTTCACCCGGCTCATCAGGAGATAGTAAACAACTAACTCGTGTATTCAAAGGGTGCAAAGTAGTCGAATGGGAATTGTCATCTACAGTCGATGCTGAGTTAAAGTACAGATGTATATTTGATGCGCTTGCCTGTTATACAGATACTGGTCGACTTGAATCTTCTAATAAGGGAGACAGATACACCGCTCATAGAATGTTCCAAAACACTGCTGATACTCTCAAAGGTAGAAAGGCTAGTAGTATAGCATCAGGCTCAGAAAAACCTTTCATGTTTTACAACGGTACAATAAGTGCGTTTGACCAAAACTTAGCCTTTGTAAGTGCGTTTGAATTAAGAGGTAAAACAGGTGTGGAGTTATTCCACACTATACAGAGCAACCCAGTAGCAGAGTCAGTAGACTCTTCTACCAAATTAAGTCTGAAACAAATACCTTATGGCGGAACTCGTAACGCCAGTATAATCAGAGAAGGGAGAGAGGAATTTGAAATGGAAATAACATTGGCTATACAAGATGCTACTCTCTTCCATGAACTTAGAACCCATATTCAAAGAGGCGGTACTGTGAACTCTACTGGTGGGACAATCATGTTGCACTTTACAAAGCCAGTTACTACTGGTGATTCGGGCGTAACTCCAAGTCTAAGAGTGATGATTGATGACTACTTTATCACAGAGTTACCTATACCCATGCCTGATGACAAAGGTTTGTTGTTTACTACTATGAAACTAAAACCTCAGAATGTTAAAGTAATAAGTGAGGACACAGAGTACCATTGTTAGGAGGAGTAAGTATGCCAATGAAAGCGTGGATTTCTTTAACTCCTAACTGTTTTTATGCTATTCCTATAGATGAAGAAGAAGAGGGCGGAGAGTACCTCTTCGACCCGGAAGCAGGTAAGGCCAGCGAAGACCCGTTTGCCCACCTAAAACTGGAGGAGTCCCCCTCTGATGAGGCGGTCTCCGATGAGGAAGTGAGTAAGTATGTCGGAGGAGATGAAGAAGAATAACATAACAATAAACGGAGTACCTTTTGAAATAACAGCGAAACGCTTGACATTTTTTGACATACAAGAAGTCGCACCTTTGTTTATAGGTGGAGATTTGAATTTTTCACGCTACTGGCGACATGCTTTCAATAACTGGTTAATCTATGACGATTATTTCGACACAGAAAATCTGACGCCGGATGAAGGTAAAGCACTCGCTGCTCTATTACCTGACCCCAGTGAGGTGATGGAATGGTTAGTTTTTCGGGAAGCGAAGTCGACCACATCAAACAGTTCGTTAACGGAAAGTTCGTCAATGAGCGACTTCGCTACCAACGAGAAGGGATGGAGTACCTTTTAATGACTCACTACAATATGAATTTACAGGAGGTTAGAAATTTGTCAATATTAGATGCAAAGCAGTTATTGTACTGGGCACAGTCCATGTACAGCCAAGAGGATATTCCCAAAGACGCAGTTTATTTGGGCTACGACAGAGTGCCACCAGCGGAGGGATGGGGATGACTGCTTTCAAATGTTTGGCTTGTGGTAGTCAAGAAATAGACCAAGATACTGTTATTATGCAAGGTAAATGGAGTCGCCTAGTTAATTATTCAAATAAAAAATATAATGCGATAAGTTGTAAAAATTGCGGGTATACAATGTTATTCAAGCAAAATTCTAAATTCAACATACTTGAGGCTATATTAGGGTGAGTGAAATGGTAGACGGAGAAATAGACCCACGCTCTGTAGAGGCTATGGAGAAATTCAAAAATTATAGCAAAGAAGCACAACAGAATATGCAATCTTTGCAACAACAGATGGACAAATTTACTAATTCCATGTCTATGACAAAAGGTCATACACAAGATTTGACAGAGGCTTTGAGGAACATTGGTAACACCCAGCCCTTTCAACAGATGGAGGAGTCCATCAAAGAAGTACAGAGCGGTCTTGAGCAGACCATGAACAGAACTCAAAGTCCTGTAAACAATATAAATCGTGAGCCAATAAACACTGCTACACAAGCGACCAGTGCTCCTGACATTACCGTTAATCTAAGAATAGATGTAAGTGGAGTTACTGACAAAACAGACAAGAAAACTTTGGCTAAAGAAATCAGTAATATGGTAACCAAGGAACTGAGAAGCAAGATGGGTGGTTCGTTAACCCAAAGCGGATTCAATAGGAGTGGTTAGATGGCAGACGAAGGAGAGAGGATGCCGATTAGGCTCGTTCAAGAGAACGGCGATACTATCTCCTTAGATGCGACTAGCATAGATATTGTAGTAGAAAGAATACAGTCTAATTTTGGAATACCTTTCTTTGATGCAAAGAAAATGGGAATAGACCTTAACCAAGCACAAGTAGTAATGGAAATACAAGGCGTGATGGCAGACGACACAGGTCAAGAAGCAACATCACAAGCGACTGCTACACTTGACTTTTATCAACCGCAGCAGGTTGTAAATTGGGGTCAACCCCTCGGAGGAGGAGGAGGTGGTTTAACATCGGGAGGAATACCTTCTGCTTTCAATGTTACATCTGCATCTTTAGGAGGACTTACTGGTATAACTAATGTATCGCCAAGAGGAGGCTTTTCATCGGGCTTTGGAGGCTCACTGGGTAATCCTCCTACTGATTTCAAAGATTTTGGTAATAACATTTTGCAGTATTGGAATAAAAAGCACATAGACTTCCCTATCGCTTATTGGGTGGAGCAGTCAGGAGAACTAGGTATACCTGTAACTAACGGTTTGCAGTTACACCTTAAAGCGGACTCTTTGTTATTTAGTCATAACGAATTAGTACCGGTTTGGGAAGATAGTAGCGGTAACGGTAGGCATGTTGTTCAAGGTAGTGATGCTAGTCAACCTAGATATAAGAAGTTAAATCAATTTGATAGTTATGTTCAGTTCGATGGAGTGGATGATTTTTTAACAACCGATTACTCTTCTTTCTTAAATTCAGAAGAGTTCACCTTAGTAGTGGTCTGTAAGAACAGTGACAGCAGTGGTGTACAACCAGTGATTACTTCTACCAATGCATCATCTGTAGGTTATAGTTTGGCTGTAAACCGTGGAAGCAATGTTGGTAGATTTCAGTGGCAAGGCTCTTCTTCTAACACTCTTAACTCAGATAGTGGTGTTTCTGTACAGAATAACATACACATTCATTCAGTCACTATGGAAGATACTGACTCTAATTCTGAATCTGACAAGGTTACATTTTATGTTGACGGAGTACCTGCTGAAACTACATCTACTGACTTCACTCCGAATACATCGGTCGCACTTAACATAGGTAAAGATGCTAGTAGTTTTTTCCAAGGTGCTATTTTTGAAATAGCATTTTACAACAGAGTGTTGTCGGATACTGAATTACAACAAGTAGAAGGTTATTTGGCTCGTAAATACAACACTAAGATACAGCAAGAGGGTCACGATTACTACGACAATGGTTCTTACAATTACGATGTAAAGCATGTTCGTTTGGCTTTTGACAAACTAATGGTAGGTAGTCAGAAAGAGCCATACGGCTTTTTGAATCAGACAAGAATAATGACTGGAATTACTATACAGTCTTTGAGTACAGATAAAAAAACAATAACAGTAACAGGAGGTGACCCTCGTCAGTGGTTTGAATTAACAGAAAACGATAGACAGCATAAGGTCATATTCCGTAGTTCAACTGGCACTTGGAGAGTGAGTGGGGGGAGGATATACGAGGGCTTAGTAACATCAGTTACTAGCAGTCAGTTTACAATCGAATTTGTTAACAAAATAAGTGCATCTACTCCTCATGCAGCAGGCGACTCAATCTACATCAGGCCAATCGACTATGGTGACCCTAATCTTTATTCTACTCCACTTAACCCTGTTATGATAATACCTATCAAAAACGCTGATACTTTTGATGAGCAGGCTGCGCCTGAAAAAGCAGTAGGTCCTGAGTTCCCTGCCCATCAAGATACGAGTGCAAGAGACAGTGGCGGAAGCCTAACAAGGACAGACGAATACATCACATATTTGCTATCAAAAGCGTTGACTGCTGACTATATCAACTTGAATAGGCCAGTAAATGCTGCTGGAAATTCCACTATGGACAAAGTATTCTCGACTGCAATTAGTAATTCTACAAGCGGTCACGCTTCTCGCTTGACCATAACCCAGCAGTTCGCTTCGTCTTTAGGCAGTCTATCTGACACAATCAACACTAACCTAGGTGTAGGTCAGATGCCTGTGACCCAAGGTTTTTCAGGTGGTAGAAGTGGTAAGCGTGTCAAAAGTGGAGGTGACAAGATACAAGACATAATCGGTATACTTGGTAATAGTAATAACTACGCAACTAATCCTGATTTGAATTTTGTTACAGATGCTTTGAATATAGGTCTTGATTTCTTGAGTAACCAAATTGGCAACAAAGATACGAGTGGAGATTATATTAGAGGAATACAAATACCTTACAACTCTCTTGCTACCAAAGGTAAAAATCAACTTGATACAGAAGTAGCACAGCGTAACTTTTTCTTAACCACAGAGGGTAACACTGCTGATAAATTGTCAAGTGCGAACACAGTTCACTCTTCACGCTCATTTTCTCATTCGATAGAAGGTCATTTGAAAAACGGCATAAGCGGACTGGTAACTGACTTTACATTCCACCGTGACGCAGAAATGAAAGCCTACGAGTTTTCTTTGAAATTTATAGCGGCAGATATAATATTGTGAGGTGAAAAAGTGGCGATTCCAATTAAGTTGATAACAGGAGACAAATCGATTATTGTTGATTTGGAAGCGCAAAGTGTAGACATGGCAATCGACAGAAATGTATCTGCCTTCCCTACACCTGCTAATATTTTGAAAAGATTTGCAGTAGACACCAACATACCTAGAATTACCATGGAAATAAATGGCATTTTGATAGATGATGATGGTGTTGATATTTCAGGGATTTCTAATGTCGATGATGCTGTGACTATTACCCCTATGAGAACTTTGATAAATTTTGGTAGTTTTATGAACACCGAGCCATTTGACCCTGCTCAAATAGTAGACTATGGTAACAGAGGAGGCTACCCTGACTCTATTACAGCAGGCTCAGTTTACAAGGTTAACACTAATCATGTAAAAGGCTCTACATCTACTATTGTAGGAACTAGTGAAACCTTTGCTGATGCGATAATCAGACAAGGTACTACTTTGGAATTTTCAAGTAATTATTCAACCGGAACAACAGGCGCTCTAAATTTAACAGACTCTATCTTCTCAACAGTCGATGCTGATTCTATTTTAAGCAAAGGAGATAGGATAGTCAAATCAAGTGGTATTTTGCTAGGTATAGTTTTGTCTGTAACAGACGGAACTGTTACCTTTCAATCAGCGTTACCTGTAGATGTTTCTTCGGGTGATACATTATTTATCAGTTACAAATGTTTCAATTACAAAAATGAATTTTTAGGCTACCTTGATAATGCTGCTAGAAGTGGTAAGCAGCACACATTCACATTAGATAGGAGTATAGAAAGTAATATACTGCAAGATAGTAAGATTTCAATTAACCGAAGTAACTCCAGCATGGAGGAAATCTTGCACAAAGAATACATTAAGTTGACTCCTTCTTATTGGCTAGAAGATTCCTCTCGTGGACCTACAGGAAGTAGACCTTTGACTGATGTAATAAACGGTACATTCGCTTACCCCAACTATGGTATAAAGTTCATATTCGATAAGACTCGTGCACACTCACTTGCAGGAGGCTCTGATAGTTCTATAATAAAATACAAAGCCGGTGAGGTAAATGCAAATGGTTACCCTCATAGAAGAACTGTTAGTTCGACCGATGCTTCTTATCTTGATGCAGAAGTATGGATTCCTATAAAGGACATTACAAGAACAGATGGTAAAAATCCCGCTGTACTTTTGGCAACTCTTGTAGAAGAAGCCATGCAACTTACTGGTACTATAACTACTAATTCTAAAAAATTAAACTCGGCAGGTGACGAAGTGTTGTATTCTAGTGGTGCTTATACTACTTTCAGAGTAAAGCGTATGGGTTCTGTGTTAGCCATTGACCAAGTTTACAGACCCAGCCAGTCAATTGAGCACCCTCCAGTCATGAGTAGTAAATTCAGAAGAATGTTTAGCCCTCAATTGTTCAACTCTTCTGCCTCTTTTAGTTCACTAACAAAAAAATCTGCCGGAGATAAAGCACAAGACTTGATTGGTCTAGTTTCCAACGCTAACACTACTAAAGGTGATTTATTCCAAGGCATACAGATACCTTATGATAGCCTAATAACAAGTTCAGGTGTCACTGGTATGGCTCGCAATTTCTTTTTGACATTTGGAGAAATAGCCGCCTCTGAAAAAGGAGCGTTAGCGAATACTCGTTCTGCATCTGAGAGTATCAATGATTTGTCTCTCACAGGCGATGCTGGTGGTAACAAATCTGATAGAGGGGAAAACAAAGATAATCTTTTGACCAACTGGGCAAAGTCGGTTATTCCCGATGAAGTAGAATCTCTTGTGGGCTTTTTGACAAACACTGTTTCTGATATGTTTGTAACTTTAAGCACTGGTGCACATGGAAATGACGGCGGTATCCGTATAATGCCGGAGAAACTTCATGTGCGATATGATGCTGGCAACAACTACTACGCATACAATTTGCTACTTGTTGCTACGGACTTTGTGATAGGTGTATAAGATGACTCTGACAATAGACGCTGGATATGCTATAAAATTCAATGGCATAAGCGACAGCATTCTAGTTCCTGTAAATAATAAATTTATACACGGCGTACAAAATGAAGAAAGGAAGGGTTTACCTAAAGCACTAAATTCATTTACACTAGAGACTTGGTTTATACCTGATTGTGGCGGTGTTATATTTGAACAGGAAAATGTAATGCGACTGACTGTAGGAAGCCCAAGTAGTCCTGCTCCTGCTACATTTGAAATAAGACTAAGAAATCAAGCCAGTGGAAGAGATGCAGTTTATACTTTATCTACAGCAAAGCCTGTGACAAAGGCTAATGGTAAAATCGCATACTGGGACGGTATACAGTTTCCTTTAGAAAACGATATGCACACATCTTACTTAGCAACCGATGCAGAAAGAGAAGACTCTTCTGCTTTCAACGAAGGGCATAGAGAGTTACTAAATGTCACGGTTATATTTGATAGGAAAACAATTAACCTATTTGTAAATGGTGATTTGGCAGCATCTCAAGAATTAGAAGAAGTTCATGAATTAGTCACTCAACAAAATCACATTTACCTTGGTGGCAGAGGCGGTGATTTCAGAGGCACACTTGAGGCTGTACATTGGTCAAGAGGTGCGCTTATCTCAGGCTATCAGCAATATGCTCCTGTAAAAAGCGACAACACAATAGGACTTTGGAGGTTTGAAGAGCCGGTTAGTCCAATTAGTTTGATTACTACGACTCCTTCCATAACTGCCTCGACTTCTGCTAATTCTACTATAACTATAGGTGCGACTGCTGCTCAGTCTTTAGTCGATGAATTGAGCGGTCAAAGTGGACTGACCTCTATAGATTTCACAGCCAGCCCTTACAGTGGGGGAAGTTATAGCGTAACAGTTCATGCTGTGTCTTCTACTTCCACGGTTTCGATTCCTAAAGTACCTTACAACATACTTGTGAATCCACTTGGCTACAGTCAAACTACAGGTAAGCCCACTGCTAAATCTCCTGAAAGAATGAGACTGATGGCGGTCAATGCTAGTGCAGGAACTATCACTGTCGAATCAATACACTTAGATTTCAGTGCTAACGCTACAAACGGAAGGAGAGGGGCACTCGCAAGTCACGATGCTGGTAGATTTGTAATTATCACAGGTGACTGCATAGTAGACACAGGTAACGGTAACAACTTCCAACCATACGGTACAGGTACGCAGTTTTCTCAAAGACAAGGGCAAGTCATCATAGACGAAAGTGACTTTGGTAACAACGGTATTATGTTTTCTCAAAGTATGGCTATTGACAGTCACGAGTACAACAAGTTTTCAGCCAGTTCAAGTAATGTAGGTAAATCATTTGTGGCAGGTCATTCAGGTAGACACATACTCAATCATGTAACGAGTCATCCTTTTATGGGTACACTGCCACCTACTAGTTCTCATGGAGTAGAGAAAAAACTAGACATAGGTAGCGATGTAATAGTAGCAGGCTTCCCATCTCAGTTTTCTGACATAAGGTCTACTGTTCCAATAAACAGCGTAGTGTCTAGTTACGATGCTCACGGTCCTATAAAAATAGATTATTTACTAAACAGTTCTTTAGTCAGTGACATAGTTGAAAATGGAATGTCTGACATAGATGATACTCAGAGAAACATACTGGCTATAGGTGGAAAGGGCTTTGTTCCTGAACCCTTTATGTTAAAGTCTACTTCTGCTAACGATGAACAAGGAGATGTTAAGCATATCATCCCTTCTTCTGACAGTAGAATAGCAGTGTTGTATGTTCCTAATTTATCAACATATAACTATGCACCATTTGTACAGTTACATTACAACGCAGTTGACTTAGACGGTAACCAGTTCAATGTAGGTGCAAGTTCAAGACTCACTGGTAACATAAGTGGTGGTAACACAGTTATTACTTTACAGAGTGTCAAGTCATTCGGATACGATGGTCAGACCATAGAGGCATCTTCGGTAAGCATAGGTGGTACACCTGCTTCCACATCTTCGACTATTAGAGGAACGATTAGTTATTCTGCAAAAACAATAACATTCAGTACAGCAGTTGATTCAGGATTCATAAGCCTAGCAAATACTGGTGCGATTGTTAATGTTTCTAATTTAAATCCAAAAATAATTGTAACCGATACTTTGCCAAAGGTTAGTACAATTGTAACTGGTAGCACTTCTATACTCGATGTAATTAGAAGTAGCCTTGAAGGTCAAGATTTAAGATTGTTTTCTGCTGGAGGAGTTATAGAATTTGACAAGCCTGAAATGTTTGGATTTTTAGATGGTGATTTAGAAGGTGAAACATCGGAAGGAACTGTTGCAGAAAAGGTCTTGAATTATGACCTCTGTCCTGAAAACTACTTACCTTTGAATTCTGCTGATTCACCTCAGACAACACCTCAAGCAATCCCAGTTGCAACCAGCGAATTGAGCACTAGAGGTTCTGTATTTCACAAAGTATTAGTAAGGACTAACAAAACTAATCTAGGAACATTTGAAGAGGTTGCTAATGTAAGAACTCAAAAGTCTACCAACGGTGCAAGGCCAAGGATTGGTTTGTTTGTAAACAATGCATCAGGATATTCGTCTTCTACTTCGGGAGCGATGACAGTAGACGGGGTAAACGCTACTACTGTCGTAACTACAGGTGACAGTCTCTACAAGTCAAATGGTAAAAAGTTAGGAACAGTTACAGCAGTGACTTCTACGAGCGTCACTATCGGGGCTGGTACTACAGACGCCTTGGTAGATGATGATGAATTATTTACTCAGCCACAGATTGTAGGAAAGGGTACTGCCAACCAAAGTTCTTGTGTTCATGATTACTTTGACATAATAGAGCACCAGTCTGTAGGTAATAGAGTAAAATTG